TGGCGTGGAAAATGCCCAGTGGCCCGTTGAAGACCCTCCACAGGCTATTGAATAAGGCCAAGCTGGAACGATAATCCGTCGTTTTCATTTTCCACAGGTTTCCACCGTGCCCCTATCTAGGCGATTAGCCCTCGACTATATTGGGCGGCATGACAAACTTCTATCCTCCCCGCGCTTATTACAGCAGCCGCAAAAATGGCCCCGACGCAACCAAGCTGGACCTCGATGACCTGAGGGAAATCCTGTTCAGTGCCTATACGTTTTTTGAGAAGGCCGGATACCTGGTCGATGCTTTCGGGTTCACTTGCGTGGATAACGGATATGAACCTGGTTATGTGGGCGGCGACATCGGTGTTTTTGTCCGCCTGACTTTATTACGTAAAGATCTCTGGCCGTTGGTGGAGAAATATGAGCTCTACTCAGAGGACGATTGCTTCACAATGATCGAGTTTCTCTACGATCATGTTAGCAAGCCCCATGCGAAAGAGTTCCACAGCTGGGACAACTGCGGTTATCACTACAGCAAATTCAACAAGCAGGACGGACGGGAGGAGTTTCTCGCCCGTTTCAAATTGCCACTAGAGCGATATGGGAATGGCTGGGAGTTGACAGAAGAAGGTGAGATCATGAGCCTGCCTCCACAAGGCATGGCCACATTGCTCGCCGCAACACCCCCTACAGACGATAAGACAACCACAGGTCGCGTTGCTGAGGCGACATTAAAGTTTCGGCGACATGGCAGCAGTATGAGTGATCGACGCGATGCGGTAAGAGCTTTAGCTGATGTTCTGGAATGGCTTAGACCTCAGATCAAAGAGACACTGTTGAAGGATGATGAGAAGGAGCTGTTCAACATTGCGAACAACTTTGGCATCCGGCACATGAACCAAAACCAAAAACTGCAATATGATGAAGTAGTCTGGCTATCTTGGATGTTCTATCACTATCTCAACACCATCAACGCATTTCACCACATCCTGAAAAGGCAGGGAAAAGGCCTATGATCGATGGGACAGCGACGTCATGATCATTCTATTTTTGCTCTCATTAGCTGGCGTTCAGGTAGCCGGAAACTGGACACTCATACACGAGACCATTAGCTCAAAAATGTATCTTGATGTGTCATCGGTGAAGGAAGTGAGGCGTGACATTAGATCGGCGTGGGTCCGGCGTCAGAATGACCCAGTGAATGATGCAGGCATCAGCTTTGAGGTCATGAAGATGCGCTTTGATTGCGCCAATGAAGAGTCGGGCATTATGTCCTTTACGTATTACGACGCAAATGGTCAGGCAATTCTCTATCGAGACTACAATGATGATCAAATCGAAATGACAATCCTTGTTCCGGGGACGAGTGGAATTGGAACACTCAATGCTGTCTGTTCCGTCACGATTTGAGAGACTGCCTGCGCCTCGTGCTTAAATACTCGTATGGCTCAACGAAAACAGAAGCAACTTGAGGGACCGAGCGCGCAAGCGATTGCACAGAGGGCAAGGCGCGCAAAGGAACTCTCCACGATCAGCGAGATTGCCGATCAGAACCTCAATCCCACCGATGGATGGAGGACAATCCTGCCTGAGCATATTGAAGCGATCAAGACCCGGCTGCTGGGTGGTGACACGTTGAGCAATGCCTGTAGGGGCCTGGGTATCAACGAGGCGTCGGTTACGCGCTACTTCCACGAGAACAAGGACGAGCTGAAGGATTTTCTAGATTGGAAGGCCCACGGCACACATCGCATGTGGGATCGTCTCATCGACATGATCGACGACAAGGAAATGAGCGCAGGCGACAAGATGTTCGCTTACAAGGTCATCAACAGCTACACCGGCAAGATCAACCGCCCAGTGTATGGCGAGAGCGTTCAGGTGGACCAGAACGTAACCGTCACCGCGCCCGTGATGCCAGATTGGTTCTTTGGCAGCGTTGTGGACGGCAAGCTGACCGACGACAGCGACCCTACGATCTAAGCCGATACACCGACGCCCGATTGATCCCCAGCAGCCTAGCAACCTCCCCCGGCTTAAGACCCCCAGATAGCATCGCTCGCACCCGCTCAGGGTCTATGCGGGCCTGACTGCCCTTGTATGCGCCCTTGGCCTTAGCAGCCTCTATGCCCTCTCGTTGACGCTCTCTGCGTAGGTCTGTCTCGAACTCAGCAACTGCGCCCATCATGGCCAGGACGAACTTGCCCATGCTGTTGGTGGTGTCGAACTCCCCTTGCTCGGTGGAGCGGAAGCCAACGCCCTTGGCCTTCAACGACGCCATGGTGTTGTGGAGGTCAAGCGATGATCGAGCAAAGCGATCCAGCCGAGTAACCAGCAGCGTGTCACCCTCGCGCACAAAGTCCACACACTTGTGGAACTCCTCACGCTCACCCGACGATGCGCTGACCTTCTCGCTGAAGATCTTCTCTGCCCCTGCCCTCTTCAAAGCTTCTATCTGAATGGTCAGGTCTTGCTCACCAGTGCTGACCCTCGCGTATCCTACAATCATGTGTCGCATCCTTGTCTAAGATGCCGCTGCGATTGTGTCTTAATGACGCAAGAGCAAGAGCAAATGCGACACTTTGCAGCCGGGTCGCCGGGGTGCGTCGCGGGACTACCCGAGTGCGACACGGGCGGGTGTCAATGAGCGCCTCTGAGGGCCTACGCGGCATGAGAGCTACCCGACTAGCTGTGGGTTGCGCCTTGGCGTCTCTGGCCCCTTACAGGGGATCAGCGGGATAGATAGAGCGAGGGTGTATATACGCCCCTGGACTGTGGTGGCCGGGTGTATTGCGCGAAGTAGATTTTTTCAGTCTTGAAATTCGTCTCCTGGCCTAGATTTTTCTTCGCTTCTGAAAATCCATTGATATGCTCGGCACATGACAGTTGACCGCTCCTTATACGCCACCCAATTCGACACGCTCCCCAATTGGCCATGCCCAACCTGTGGCAAAGGCCACCTAATCACCAACAAAGAGGCGCTGCTAGATTTGGAAACGGGTCCGAGCAAAGCAGAGCGTGATCACGACGCCTGGGACCCAGATTGGATTGTTCGGCGGTTTGCAGGGATATTGGCTTGCAACTTTGCCAATTGCGGCGACATGGTCGCTATTATTGGTGATGTGTCGGTCGTCGAGTTCTACGGCTATGACTACGAAGGTAACACTACACACGAGTATTCCGACGCCTTCAGACCCCGTAGCCTGTCGCCAGCGCCACTTCCTATCCGCCCCCCCGAAAATTCCCCGGAACTGGTCAAAAGAGCTCTTCGTGAAGCCGCAGGATTGATTTGGATGAGTTCGGAAGGAGCCGCCAATCAGATGCGGCAGGCAGTAGAGCATCTGATGGACGAGCTTGGTGTAGCCATCCCACCTTCCGGTAAACACATATCTCTAGATAGTCGCATCAAGGAATTCGAGAAAACGGACCAAAAGAATGCTGAAATCTTGCTGGCTGTAAAATGGCTCGGGAATAGCGGTAGTCACGCAGGTGGGCTGACCCGGGACGACGTCTTTGATGCGTTTGATATGATCGAGCTCGTGCTGGTCAACCTTTACGACACGACGACCGCCGACATTATGGCCAAGGTGAAGGCTGTGAACACGCAAAAAGGCCCGGTTAAGCCTTCCCCCTAAAACGCAGGCACAACCGCGTCCACGACCGAAGCCTCCTCAGGATGCAAAGCCACACACCCGCTTAAATAGCGGGTGGAGAAACTAAACGACTTTGTTCCAAACCCCAGTCAGCTTGATGCCCTAGAGCTTCTCAAAGACAACACTGGCAAGTTCTTTCTGGCTCGCGGTGGCAGGCGATCCGGCAAGAGTGTCGCGTGGTCTATCGCTGTGGCTGGCAGAGCCATGCTCTACCCCGGCACCAAGCATGGTATCTTCCGCAACACTCTCAACACATGCCGCCAGCTGCTCTTTGAGGGCACCTTCACTGAGGTCATGGAGTTGGCCTGGCCGGGTTATCTGGCCCGCAAAGATGTGGTCATCAACAAGCAGAACAGCACGATCACATTCCACAACGGCAGTGTGATCTTTTTCAGGGGCTTGGATGAGAATCGCCTGACCCGCCAGCGTGGTTCTGAGTATGCGACTATCTGGCTCAATGAGTGCAACGAGGTCAAAGACTACGAGAGTATCACCGTCCTAGAGAGTTCGCTCAATCAGGCCAAGCCCATGCTGGACGCGGAGGGCAAGCCGGTGATCCGCAACGGCAAGCCGCTCATGATCCGGCCGAAGATGCTCTTTGACTGCAACCCGCAGTTCAACAGCGACTGGGATGCCCTGCTGTTCAAATTTGGCGTCAATCCAGTCTCAGGGGTCAAGCACAAGCGACCAGGACGCTACCGACAAATCAAAATGGATAGCGAGGGCAACCGTGCCCATCAGGCCGAAGGCTATCTTGATGACCTCCGCGATAGCTTGGAGGGTATGCCGGGTGCAATGTCCACGCTCATTCTGGGTGAGTGGCGCGACAACAATCCAGACGCCCTATTCCGCCCCGATATGCTCACCGAGCGATATTCAGTTGACCGTGACGACATGGCTCGTGTGGTCATCGGCGTTGATCCAGGCGGCTTTTCTGAGCGCGGTGACAAGGACGAAACCGGTATCGTGGTTGTGGGGCTTGGCTTCGATGGCTTCGCCTACGTGCTCGATGACATGAGCGTAAAGGGCTTGCCGGAGGTCTGGGGGCCAGAGGTGGTGAAGGCTTACGACAAGTGGGAAGCCGAGATGATCATCGCGGAGGGCAATCAGGGCGGCTCCACGCTCACCCACACGATCCAAACCTATCGCCGCAATGCGCCCGTGAAGATTGTTCGCGCCAAGGACGGCAAGGTCAGCCGCGCAATGCCTATCTCGATGGCATACCACAACCACAAGGTTCGCCACACAGACTATGAAGCACTCAAGGTTCTCGAACAGCAGATGTATGATTTCGAGAATGTAGTGAGCAGTCGTGGCAAGTCGCCTGACCGCGTGGATGCTCTCGTCTACGCACTTATGGAAATCCTCAAGCTGGGTCAGCCTACCTCGAAGAGTGGAGCCGTGATCCTGAAGGCAGGTAATCGCTACCGTTAAATAGACACACGCAGGGCAGCGCCTTGTCTTCCGGGCTGCGCCCAACTCAACTTGCCCAGCGGCAGAGGGAGAACAGTGTCTCAGATTAATCAACCAACTCAAGCAATTCAGGCATGGCATAACCGATGGGCGCGAAACCGCGCGTTCGTGGACGGAGAACAAGCCGTCAAAGCAGCTGGCGAACTTTACCTGCCCAAGGCCCGCATCGATGACAGCGCAGCCGAATACCAAGCCCACCTCAAGCGCACGGGCTTCTTCCCAGCCGCATTCAAGATCACGCAGGGCTGGCTAGGCCTTATCTGGCGCAAGCCTGCCGTGCTGACCACGCCAAGCACCCGCACTCAGTTGCTGTCCAACGTCGTTACCAAGGATCACCACTCGCTCGATGATGTCGCGCAGTGGATCACGCGCGAAACCATGATCACCAATTTCACCGGCATTCTGACCGATCACCCGGCCCGCAACCTGTTCCCTGAGAACATGAGCGCCGGTGATGAACTGCGCCGTGGCTTCCGTCCCTTCATTGCCCGCTACATCGCGGAGAATATTCTTGAGGTAACGCAGGGCATCATCGACGAAACCCGCACCGGCCTCGTCCATGTTCGCTTGCTGGAAAACAACGGCGACACGGTGCGCCAACTGCTCATCAATGACGCAGGCTTTTACGAGGTCCGCATTCACGAACGCACCAAAGGTGACGCATTCGAGGAAATCAGCAGGACCGTGCCCAGCAAGGGCGGCGCGCCGCTTACCGAGATCCCCTTCGACCTCATCAACACCGATGACAGTTTTGTCCCGACCCCTTCGATGATCCAGCATTGCGTGGATTTGAACCTACAGCACTACGTCATGGAGGGCTGTCTCGCCGCAGCTATCAACCTGACCACTGCGCCGATCGCGATCATCACCGGCTATGAGCCTACGATTGATCCGACGACAAAGGAGACAGTGCCATTTTCCTATGACGTCAGCCCTGGAGCCATTTGGGGATTTGGTCAGCCCAAGGGCGATGGAGCCACGGGCGTAAAGGTGGAATGGTTTACCTACGATCCCAAAGGCCAGGAACTGGTGACCAACAAGCTGCGTGACCTTAAGGACGCACTCTCGGCAATCGGACATTCGATCCTTGCTCCCGAGAAGCCTGCCCCAGAAGCCGCCGAAACGCAGATGATCCGCCGTGCTGCTGAAAACGCAATGTTGGCGGCATTCACGGATAAGGTCGGCAAACGCATTGAAGCAGCCTTTTGCCGCTGGGCATCATGGGCCGATCCTCGCCAGCCCGACATCACATATCAGCTCAACTTGGACTTCCTACCGCAGCCCATTCCTGATGCTCGCATCGCGATGTTTTCCACACTTGTGGATAAGCGCCAGCTATCGCTGCAAACGCTTCACGACACGCTGAGCGAGGGCGAGCTGATGCCTAGAGGCTTCTCCCATGAGGAGGAAGTTGAGCGCATCGAAACCGAAAACGTCGACCGCCCACCAGTAGATGGCCTGCCGCCTGAGACCCTGTAATGGCTACGGTGAATGAAACGCTCCAAAGCAGGGCGATTGCTCACGCGGTCCTCATCCAGCGGTATGGCACCGGGGTGGCGGACAAGATTGTTCGCCTCCTCAATAGCGCAGACCAGGAAATCATCGAGCGCATCGCGGCCCGATTGGCGTTGATCGAGGAGCGCGGGTTCGACACCGGCCCTGCGACCTCTGCCCGGTTGAATGCGATGCTGGAGGAGATTCAGGCTCTCAACAGCGCGATCTATGCCAGCCTGGCCACTGCGCTAACGGACGAACTGATCGATTTCAGCGCAGCAGAAGCCGACTATCAGCGCAAAGCCCTTGTGGCGTCCATTGGGGCCGATCTATCCACTACCCTGCCCGCTCCCGAACGCCTGCGCGCCATCGTCACCGAAAGCCCCATGGAAGGCCGGCTCCTAGCCAGCTGGGCAGACGGTATGCGTCTCGACCTGAACTATGCTTGGGGCACGACCGATCTCACGCAGATCGTCACCCAGTATGGCACGCAGGGCGACATTTTCTCGGGTATCGCCGGCTATCAGAACGCAGTCTCGAAGGGCTTGCTTGCATCGACGCTGAAAGGTGTCCGTGCGGCGCTCCAGGCAAACACTGCAATCACGCATGACATTGCTACCGATTTCGACATGGAAGCAATCTACGACGCGAACGCGACCGCTGAAGAATGGTCGTCCATGTTCCGCATCATGCTGTGCAGCTATACCCGCTTTGCAAAGCTACAGGCAGCTGAGCAGAACGGCTTTGTTCCTGCCTCGCAGACCAATACCGGCTTTGCTGAGTATCAGGGCTTTACCCTGCTCAAGACCAACACCCTGACTGCTGATGAAATCATCACCGCACGTTTGGGCGCTATCGGCTACGGCGAAGGCACCGCTCAGCAGGCATTCGAGGTTGAGCGCAAGGCGAACGGCGGTAACGGCGGTGGTGCAGACATTCTGCACTCGCGCTTCTCCCGTGTAATCGCGCCTCAGGGCCTAGACTACAAGGGCGCAATCCCAACCACGTCGGCACAGGTCAAGGCCGTCCTAGAAGCTGCCGCTTCATGGGACAAGGTTGCACCAGACGCACAGTTTGGCTTCCGCTTCATCAACTTCAACGTCGCGTAATCGACCGAGAAACCAACGAGGGACGCATCAGCGATGGTGCGTCCTTCCTTGTGACTGGTCCGCTTAAATAGCTGAACGGAGGTCGAACATGCCAACAATTGAACAAGCCAACACCTATCACGCAGCGAGAAGGAATCTCGCATGGGCAAGCCTCGATCCCGTCCTAGCGGTCGCCCTTCTGATCGATGCAGAGGATTACATCAGGGCCACCTATCCTGTCCGCACCGATCTGACCGACGGCGAACAGCGAATGTTCGATAGCTTGGTTTGCAGGCTCGCCGATGTGTTCCGCACCTCGCCCCCCGAGGTAGCAGCGACCGAAAAGGTCAAAAAGGAAAGCAAGGAACTGGCGGGCATGAAGAAGGAAACGGAATTTGAGGCCCGATCTTCCGACCCCTACCCTTACATTACCGTCATGGTGCGCTCGTTCCTTCGCAGCACACCAAGCATCACAATGGGCAAGCTGGTGCGCCTATGAGCTTATACGACGAATTCTATCCACTGGCACTTGAGATGCTGGACGAGCTTGGCGCGGATGCCCAGCTGAGCCGTCCCGGCGCAGAAACCTCCAGCTACGATCCCATTGAAGATCGTGAAACCTTAACCGGTAGCGCACCCGTGATTGTTCCGGTTCGCACGGTCGTCACCGAAATGGAATGGCAGGATGAGGAAGGACGGGAGGTAATGCGCTCCACCGCGATCCTGCTCGTTAAGCCCCTGCAGGGGGACACGCTCGCGTTGGGCGAGCTCTCCCTAACCATTGGCAATCATCGCGTCGTGGCCCCTCAGGGTCAACCAATCGTGTATCTGGCGGAGGTGTCCTGACCATGGCACGAGTAACCGTCGATATGCGCGACATGATCGCCAAGCGGAACGACCTTGAAAAGCTCCTCGACAGGACGGTGCTGGATACCACGCAGAAGCTGACACTGGATTGCGGCAAGCGGCTTATTGAGGCTTCGCCGGTCGATGACGGCACGTTCAGGGGCGCATGGGTTATCGAAACCCCAACCCGCGCTTTCGAGGCAGGCACGATCACCAACAACACCGTTTATGGCCCCAAACTGGCCAAGGGCCATTCGCCCCAAGCCGATGATGGCTGGATCGAACTAGCAGTTATGGCCGCCGTCCGTTTTGGAGGTGGATGATGATTCAGAGTGACATTTCAATTCTTCGTGCCCGCTTCTTCACGCAGTTCGACCCCAATGACGCGCAAGTCCTGTGGATCGGCAAGAAGGCTCAGAACGTCAATGAAAGCATCCCCTACTGCCGCCTGGTCATTGAGCCGGGCACTTGTGAGTTGGTGGAAAAAGGTGAAACCCGAACACACCTACAGCTAGGCCTTATTTCTCTGTTCATCACAATTCCCAAAGGTGTGGGTCTGGGACAGGGTTACACACTCAGGGACAAGTTTTCCGCTCTCTTCCGAGATTGGGTAAGTGATGACCGCGCACTGGTGATTGGAGGCTCTACCGATCTCCCAATCCGTGAAACTGACACTCATATTGTTCTAGGCCTTCGCTTCCGTTGGGAGAGCTTCCGCTCCTCCTAAGCGATGTATCTCGCGCTCCAATAAATAGGCATTGAAGCCATAACTTGCGGCTTCAGTTTCTATCAATTGGAGGCCGCATAATGCCAATCAATACCGCAGACTTTTCAATGTCCGCCATCAAGGAAGTGGAACCCGGTGTAGTCCCTACAACTGGTTCGCGCGTTGAAGTTCCAATCAAGACCGATCAGGCTCCTCCTGTTTTAACCACTGCACAGATTGAAGACGACACCAAGCGTCCAAACCGCGAAGGAAACGCGGCTGCTTCTGGCCATTCCATGGTTGAACTGGAGCTATCCCTCGTTTCCCGTGGTGGCGAACTGATCGACATGCTCATTGAAAGCGCCATCTCTGGCGAATTTGATGGCAGCGACATCGCTAAGGGTTCGGACAAGGACAGCACATTCACGATCTTCTCAACGCTCAAGTCCGGCAATGCTGGTCAGGCTCTGGTTTATGTGGACTCGGGTTGCATGGTCCGCAGCTGGTCCGTCACTGCCACCGCAAAGGAAGGCGCAGAGGTCAGCTTTGGCATCCTCGGCACCAAACGCGAAGAAGAGGAGACAGAATCAGCCCTACCACTAATCAAGACCCCAGATACCGCAGTTCGTCACCTTTACAGCGATGTCACGGTCACTGTTGGAGATCAGGAACTGGCATATTCCAGCTTGGAATTCTCGACCGAACAGGAGCGTGACGTTCGCGTAATCCTAGGTCAGATTGCTGCTAACGACATCTACACTTCCGGCACTCGCACGACCTCGCTGACCATCAAAGCGTATCGTGAGAGCTTCGCTGTAAACGCACTGGCCAACACCAACATGCCTGTGGAGTTCACCATCGGCACTGCTGGCAACGGCTACAAAATCACCCTGCCCTTCGCAAAGCTGATGACGCCAACCGACGAACTCGATGACAGTGGCCTTTTGGTCAACTTGGAGTTCAACGCCGGTTTCGACAACACCACGGAAGCAGGTATCATTGTAGAACGTCTATAAGGTTTATCTCCTTTCACCTTGGACGGTTCACGGGTGGGCAACTCTCAAGGGTTGCCCATTCCCGTGAGTGGGCAATCTCATAAATAGGGCACAATACCAAAAAAGGAGAACCTAATGTCCACCAAAATCAGTTTTAAGAAGGTTGACCGCTTTGATGCCATTCGCGCGGAAAAGGGTGTCCCTCACAACATGACCATGAACAATGGTGAATATCTCGGCACAATCACGACTTCGCTGTTCGACCAGAACACGAAGATCACTCGTTTGGCGCTTGAACGTTTCCAGCGCGATCACGCCAACGATCCTGATGCCAAGGGCAAGCATGGCGGCATCTACGCATTTGTGATGGTTTGCGTCCATGACTGGACTGGCGTTGAAGATGCAGACGGTAACGAAGTTCCATTCAGCAAGGACGCTGCATTCCAGTATCTAACTCACAACATTGAGGAAGACGCCTGGTTGAGCGAGGAACTCATCAAGCGCAGCAGCAACGACGCCTACTACCAGAAGGTTGGTGATCCACGCGCAAGCAAGAAGGCCGCAGCGGGAAACTAATCGCGGTCTTAGACTTTTGGTCCGACATTCCACCAGAAGTCATTGCAGACGCGCAAGCAGGGCAACCACACGCTCTGCGAGCCGTCGAAAAGGCACCAAAGGTCGATGACCACTTCCACTACTACTGGTTGGCCTTTCAGGAATTGGGAACGGAGAGACAGTCTATGGGCATGTCCTCCGGTCCTATTCCCTCAAGTGCAATCAAGAGGTTCTGCGAGGACGAAGACCTAGACCCTCTTGAGAGTGAAGCCCTTCACTACATCATCCGCTCTGTAGACTCTCACCAGCGCAAGAAGGCTGATGAGAGACAGCAGCAGGAACAAAAGGAACGAGACGCCAAAGCCAAGGTCCGCCGCTGAATCCCCGGTCCGCTTAAATAGCTGACAATCCAACGGGAGATACAATGGCGGACCTAGCACCAGTTATTGGCGTTACTATCGACAGCACCGGCGCTCGCTCTGGTGCTAGTTCAGTCATCGCAGAATACAATCGCATCATCTCAGGCGCTCGACCAGTCAGCGCAGCAAATGACAACATCGCAAAATCACTGGATAGCATCGGGAAGAGTTCCAAGGGAGCGGCTTCTGGTGGTGGCGCTGTCTCCAAGGCATTGGATGAGATTCGCGGTCGAGCAGCATCCGCAACACCAGCAGTCGGTGGCCTCGTCAACAGCCTCATGGCCTTGGGTCCACAGGCTGCAATCATTGGCGGTATTGCCCTCGCAATCGGCGCAATCGGATCGGCTGCAATTGATGCAGCGAGCAAGCAACAGCAGTGGCTAGCGCAGCTGGAAACCATGACCGGCAGCGCGCAGAGGGCGAAAGAGAGTTATGCCGCACTTGTGGCGTTCGCTGCCAAAACTCCATTTGATCTTGAACAGTCGGTTCAAGCATTCACCAAGCTGCGTAGTCTCGGACTTGCTGCAACTGAGCAACGTCTGACCTCTTTCGGCAACACCGCTGCCGCAATGGGCAAAAGCATGAACCAGATGATTGAGGCTGTCGCAGACGCCTCCACTGGTGAGTTCGAGCGCCTCAAGGAATTTGGTATCAAATCCAAAACCGAGGGCGATAAGGTCAAATTCACGTTCCAGGGCGTCACCACTGAGGTTGGAAAGAACGCCACTGAGATCACCAAATATCTGGAAGGCATCGGCAACACCAAGTTTGCTGGTGCGATGGCCAAGCAGATGGACACGCTTAAGGGCGCGTTCTCCAACGTCAAGGATAATGCCTTCCAGCTGCTAGCAGCTATGGGTGAAGGTGCGCTTGGCGCATCTGTCAAATCCATTGCCAAGTCGGTTGCTGGTGGCGTCGAGACATCGGCGCAGGGGACTCCTGTTTACATGCGAACGGAAACCACCGTGCCCGTGACACCGCCACCGGCACCGCCAACAGCCTTCGAGTTTTGGACACCCGTGCTGGCGTTCGTGATGCTCGTCGCGGGCGTTCTTGCATTGTTTGGCAAGCACCTGACCACCAAGTTCTCCGAGTTCGAGAAGTCGTTGAAGCCCCTGCATGAGGCGACGGATAAAGCCCTACAGCGGCTGGCGAATGAAGCGACTGTAGATCGAGCGAAAATCCAGCAGCTTGAGCAATTTCGCAATGCGGACGTTGAACGCATCGTCAGGCTCGAAACCAATTTGAGCAACATCGAAAAGGGTCAAGCGCGCATCGAGAACACGCTGGAAAAGAATGCCGACGAGCGCAAGAAAAGCACGTTTGAGATTCTCCAAATGCTATCTGAATTGCGTGAGGGGAAGCCGCGCCCCTGAGATTAGGACCATATCCAACCGGTATCCTGCTGGCTGGCATCCGGTCGAAAACCTGCTAACCTTGGGCAATGTCCAAAGGATCGCGACACGACGACACAGGTTGGCTGAACGATGTTCAGGGCCAGCTTGTGCTTCGGCGTGATGCAGGCGGCCAGTGGCGGCTCGACATGGGGTTTTGGCAAACTTGGCAGTCACGCAAGCTGCTGGGGCAGCGTGTTCGTGTCACCGGCGTCAGGGACGATTTCGACATTCTTGCTGTTGACCGAATAGCTGCATTGTAAGCCCCTGAGAGCGCCGCTTAGGATCAGTCCCAAGCATCGGGCAGTCAGATAGCTCTACCCTGCTGGGGCGCTTACGGGGCTTCTCTGTTCCGAATTCACGAACCACCTTTGTGGGCGCGCTTTGCCGCTTCCTGGGCCTGGCGCTGCGCTGATCGAGCAGCACGCCGTTCATCGCTCCAACCAGCCTTTGGCTTGCCCTTGGTAGCCTCGCTTATTGCGGTCCTGTGGTCGTCCGACTTTTCCAAGCCAGTCAGGCTCTTGCTGATGTTCTGGCGATGGCGAGGACGCAGCTTGTCACCTGCCTGTGGTAAGTTGATCCTTGCACTCTTGCTGCGCGAGCAGATCGTCGCCGTTTCTACACTCCACACATTCGTTGAACATGCGGTGTAACTTTTCCATGTGGCGACATAGGCGTATGCGTTTTTTTCGCCTTGCAGGTAGCGCAGTCTGTTGGCGTCGATGGCCCTTTGCAGGCTTGCCAACTGCTTTTTCGCGAACAAGCCGACGAACTGCGGGAAGGTCAACTCGACCACTACACCGTCTGCGCGCTTGTTCTCTGCGGTCGTGTCATACCATGATTGCAGGTAAGCCCTGAGGGCCGGTGAAATCTCACTCATGCCACGCCTCGCGACGATAGCTCTTTTTCAATTTCCGCAAGCCGCTGGGCAGTGCGTTGTTCAAGCTGAGCTACCCTCTTTGGTAGCTCACGTTCAATTTTACGTTTCATATTAAGCAGCGCAGCAGTGGTCCGCTGACGGGGAGTCTCAAGTTTGTCATCTTCGTTTTCGCGCTTTGTGCCTGAACGTAAATGCAGCGGGTTCACACATGATGGATTATTGCAGCGATGCCGAACGAAATGCCCTTCTGGAATTTCTCCGTTAAAAGCTGAGAACGAAACGCGGTGAGCCAGGATCGTTCCTGCAAACCGATATGCACGGGTCTCATTAGAGACGTAGCCATAGCCGCAGCCATCACAACTGAGGTTCCAAATCCAACAGCCCGTGAGTTCCTGAATTGAAACTCTTGCGCGGATGTAATGCTGCACCTCTTCGGCGGTAGCTGATCGTTTGATTGTCATGTGATGCTCCGTTCAAAAGGAAACCCCGAGGGAGCATCACCAACCTCGGGGTTCCGTTGACTTCCCTAGGAGGGGAAATTCGTAAACTCGTGATAGACATATCTCGTGATGCTCGATGTCCGATCTATTTATGCGACAACTTCAGAATCAGGGTTCTAAGGGTGTGGTCGGCTCAACCGCCATCGACACCGACCACTCTCTCACTCTGCACTCTCTGGCTCTTGAATGTCTATATTCAGGCGTTCGCTCTATATATAAACCGCGGAGCGATGCTGAACTAACTGGCGAACCAATAGAGTAGATATATTACTCTCGAAGAGTAATATGCCCACCCCATTGATCCCCCACTAAGGTCAACTTCACTCCACGACGCCACGCAGTTTCGCGCGCTCTTCGCGCCTCGCTTCGCTCGGCCCTCAGATCGGCAAAACTGCTCGCGTAACTTGCTTCGCAAATTCGTCCTGGCCTTCGCCAGAGCAATCGTCCTGCGGACAGCCATCGCTCCGCTCCTCCCCAGGAGGCGTTTGGGTAGAAGTGGCTGCGCCGAGGAAAGCCCGCCCGCGCGGTCGAGAGAGGCCGCTGGGCACCGGACCTAGATGCGACCCTGAGGTGCCCAGCGAACCCCTCTCAGGGCCATTCCAACTTGAGGGGCAGCTGGATAGCCCTGAGCCTCAGAGACCCTGCTGGGGCTTGTGTTGGCCGAAGCGCAGCTTCATCAGCATCACGAGGTCATCCCGGTCGGTGAAGTCAACCCAGACCCGGACAAGCGTTACAGGCAAGGGAAGCCCAAAGAACTCGTCTGCACCAGGCTGGGCAAACACGTTCCAAATGACCTCGCCATCGTCACCCTTGGCACTGATTTCCTCGATAAAATCGACGATCTCGCGACCCTGCTCCCATGTTATCTCCTGAAAATCACAACGAACGGACGGCTCGCCGTTGAAGTGGTTTTCGACTGGCGTAATCTCCATTTCTATGGCTGGCAGGCTCATCCGCTGTGCTCCTGCTCGACATGCCCCAGCGCGCCGTAGATGTGATCAATGAGGTGCGCGGCCTCGCTATCCGACGCCCCACATATGCGGAAATAGTGGGCGGCAATCTCTGCGATTGCGTCTTCATGGCTCGTTGCAGCCATGACTTCATCAGTCTTCCACTTCATCGTAGTTTCCTCATTGTTCCAAAACCCAGCGCAGCAGAACCTTCTGCCTCTCGCGCTCAGGTGTTTCTTCGGTTGGGTAAAATCGGTGCGGGATCGGTGCCAAGCTGGGAAAGTCCCACGCCCATCTGACAACCGGAGGCATGTCTTCGAACCACAGCTTTTCCACACTGGTGAGTTTGTCCCACGCCGATTGCAGCGAGTAGACCCAGTCTTGGATTTGACGGCCGTGCCGTTGCCAACTCTCGTATAGACCGGCTCCGCCAGCTGGCGGATCGAAGTATCCTCTTGCTGACTCAGCCTCGACATATGCCTTCACCTTTTTGAAATTCTTCTTCCGGAAATTATTCGAGAAAGAACTTATACTGCGGGCAAGCCGTAGTGTGTCGACATACTCGCTAGCGTTTCGCGTCATAATCGGCATATGCTTGGGATTGAACGGACGATTGGCCCTCTCCCGCAACGCCGTATCCTGAGTGGATCGACGCAGCTCATAAGGGATACCCAGAGCGATAAACTCTTTTTCCGGGTATAAGAGGAACCGATTGGCGGAGAGTGCGGCCAGCATTTCGCTGGCGCGCACCTTCGTTGCATTCATCACTCTGCCTCGGACGGCACGGTCATTGCCGCCTCCGCAGCCCACTCGTCTGTCAGACGCTGGGTAAGGCTGTCTTGCCCCTCGATGATCTGGCAGATGTCCAGTCCATGAGGAGCAACCCGGACCAGAGCCAGGCGGTATTGACCCAGCTTGGCCTTGGTAGCAGCGGGAGGCACATCAGTGACCTTGACCACGGGTGCAGCCTTCGCAGCCAGCTTGAGGTTCTTGGCCAGTTCCTCCTTGCTGGCCTTCGTCTTCTTGGCCTTCACACTATCGAGAATTCCACCACTGCGCTTGGGATGGTTCAGGATCACCTTCCTGAGGTTATCGCGTGGAAACTTCTCGGGATTGGCGTGGAAGATGCGGTAGAAGCGACCAAGGCGCTCGTCACGACGAGACGGGATATACCACTTGTCGTTGACGCGTCGGCCAATCTGCAACTTGGCGATCTGCCCGAGCAAACCGGCATCATCCGCAGCGGGCGTCACACCAATCTTTGCCAGAGAGGCGTAGAGGTGCGGGCGGTTGGCCAGCCAGTCCAGGGCATTGTTGTAGCCCATCGACAGCAAAGCCGATTGCCGCTCCTCAGCGGTATCGTTGGCAAGGCGCTCTTCGACCATGTTTGCGTCGAACTGCTCACGCACAATTTCGGTGCGGGCCTCGAGACCTTCAATGTCGCCCTCAACGGGGATCTTGGTAGCTTCCACACTTGTGGGCTGATCCTGGACGACGGCGAGAGACGTAAAGCTCTCATCCGACGAGCTTGCCGGAATAACTTCCTGTGCAGTGGCAGTGGGAGTGGCCGCGTTGTTCAGGTTAGCTGTCATGTTTTCAATTCCTTCAATCTCCATCGAAGCGTCATTGCTTCGTGGTGAGGAATTGATAAGCCGAAGTTATCCTGATACGTGATTATCCAGTTTGTCATTCAGCTATCGAGATAACCTTTGGTGCGTAATTCTCCTTTGAAACAGCCGATTTTCGCTGTGAGCGATCGCTGGGCCAATCGCGACCAAGTCATTTTTGGGAAGCTTTGGTTCGAGTTCCTGCTTTTCAGTCCAAGCTACGAACTTGCCAGGAAACACCGAGCCAGGGTCCTTGACGATGCCGACCGTCAGCGGATTCCAGAGGATTTCGAAACCGTCCTCGCGGTTTTCGACGATTTGGGTGATGTTCAACGTGTGAAGTTTGACGATTGGTGGTTGGCCAAAGGTATACGCTTTTTTGGATATCAGGGAGAACGGCCCTCAGTCCAAGCAATAGAGGCCTTGCTAAGCGAAACCCCTGATCCGCTGGACAGGCTTTCTCGACGGGCCGCTGACTATATTGCAGGCCGTTGGCATGAGCAGGGGCAACAGGCATCTCTAATCATCTCGATCCCAATCGGGATGCCAAAGGCCCGGATCATGGATCAAATTGCTGACTTGCTGGCGCAAACTCCCGAGGCGAGGAAACAGCTATCTAGCGGCCCACCGAAGTATCCGATCCACGGGACCAAGCGCGACGTTGATAGCCTCTTTCGATACATCAAGTGCGTTCTACACAAGGCGTTCTTCCATCCTCGCATCAAATTGTGGGAGATTGGAATGCTAGCGGACCTAAGCAGCACCTACAGTAGCCGACTTGCTAAGGGTGAGGGAAACAGCGATGACCAGCAGGCACTCAAGATTCTTACCAGCCGCGCTCTACATCGAGGCATCATGATCGCCGAGAATGCTGCTCGCGGCATCTTCCCCAGCTATCAGCCATGCGAAAATGCAGTCGCTCCCGATTGGCGGGAATTGGGTA